TTACTGTTCCTGTATTGGCTGGTTCGATAATTGTAAAAGTAATATCGCTTGATCCTAAAGTTGCGTTAGTGTCAGTAGTACATAAATAGATTGTATCTCCATTGGTCGTACCTTCTTGAACAACAACAATCTGACCAGCTAATTCTGCTATTGTATCATAGTCAGTATTTCGAGTAGCAGTTCCACTAGCCACTACATCGTAGATACCATTAGCACTAGCAGAGCTTTGATTTTTGACTAAAACCTTATCTCCAGTAACTAGAGTAATGCCATCAATCGTGTCGCCATTTTGTAGGTCAGCAGTAAGATCAACATTCGCAGTTGTTGCTACTCTTGTAATAATTCTTGTCTTTAATCCAGCGACTAAGTTATCGACATAAGTCTTAGTGGCGACATCAGATCCAGAACTTGGTGAACCCATACCTGTAACAGAACCGCCTGTAATTGCTACACTACTTGCATTTTGTGTAGCCATTGTTCCTAATCCAAGATTAGTTCTTGCTGTTGAGGCAGTAACTATATCGGATAAGTTATTAGAAGCTGTTAGTTTAGAGTCGATCTGTGTTTGAATAGCAGAAGTGACTCCATTTAAATATCCGAACTCTGTATTAGAAATAGATCCATCGTGAATTTTAGTAGCATCAATCGTACCCGCTAATTGTGCATTACTTATTGTTCCTGTTAAGGCACTTGCTGGGTAGCTAGTAGCATCTTGTAAGTCGAAAGCTGGGGTTAAATCACTACCCCCTAAAGAAAGAGTTACACCACCATAATTAACAGTAGAGTTGGTGAGGCTAGAATTACCAATATTAGATAAGGTGTTCGATGCACCACTAATAGTTTTGTTAGTTAAAGTTTGTGTTCCTGTAAGGGTTGCCACAGTAGAGTCAATAGCAACTGTTAATGTGTTTAATGAACCTGATGTATCAATACCAGTTCCACCAGCAATCGTTAAAGTTTCACTATCTAAGTCAATAGATAACGCACCCCCACTATCACCTTGAAAATCTAAATCTTGAGCAGTTAATTGAGCATCAACATACGCTTTAATTGATTGTTGTGAAGCAACAGCAGTCGCACTATCGGAAGCCATATCATCTTCATCTTTAAAGGCAGTACCACTTATAGATGTATTAAGAACAGGGCTAGTAAGGGTTTTATTAGTAAGTGTCTCTGAGCCTGCTAAAGTTGCAAAATCATTATCTGTTAAAGCAGTATTAAATTGAGCAGTAGTTCCTGTTAAGGTGTTATTAGTAAGATCAATAGACTTGTTAGTTAAGGTAACTGTTCCACTATCCACATAAGCTTTAACTGATTGTTGAGAGGGTGGTAAGATAGCTGAGTTACTTGCCATGTTATCTTCGTCAATAACTGGAGTAGCTGGGTTACTATAAGTAGAACCTAGATAAACATCTAATGTGGTATCTGAGCTAGAAATTGTGCCAGAGTCTAAAGTAAAAGTTAAAGTGGTATTCGGAGAAGAATAAGAGCTAGTAGCAATCTTTCCATAAATAGTACCGGTATTTGCACCATAAATTTTAACTCTTCTACCAGCATGATGACTAGATGTTATGTCAGAAGCGACAGTTACTGAAGTAGAAGAGGCATAAGAAAATGTAGTAGTTCCGTCACCATCACCAAGAATGAACCATTCTTTGTCGTTAAATCCGTCTCTGATGTCTTTAACAATCTCCCTCATGGAGTTGTTTACTGCACTAGGAGCCATTCCCTCACTAATAGAACTTCCATTAACTGAAGTGTTACTTGATGCTGTAGTGCTATAATTTTTTATTGCCATGTTACTTTAATAATCCTCCACTGTAAGGTGCTTTTGTATATGTTCCGTCATTTTGTCTAATCATTTTTATCGGTATATTTATGTTTAATGCATCTGAAGCTTCTTGGCCTACAGTTGCTCCAGCATAAGGTGAAGCTCTATTTGCTCCCTGACCAAGAGCATTAATTGTATTGGTTAGATATTTTGTTGTTATAGGTGTTTGATACATACCCATATACCCTAAGAAGGGTAATGATTTTGCTACAGAAGCTCCTGTAACTCCACCAGCAACAGCACTAGGAACACCAGCGTTAGCTCCTAAGATACTTGATCCAATAACGCTTCTTTCATAAGTTCCAGAATTAGGAATATCAAAATTCATTAACTTATTAATTTCTTGAGTTTCTTTTTGTAGTCTTCCTTTATTAGTTAAAGTATTAAGTTTGTTAGCAGAGCTATCTAACATTTTAGAAGAATTTAATAATTGAGTTGTTGTAAATCCTGACCCGGCAGATTTGTTAGAAGCATTAGCAACCACTAATAAATCACCCCAAGCATCTTTTGAAGATGCATATTTTTTTACTATTTCTTCAGGGTTAGTATTTTTTACATAATTAGAAAAGATGTCGTATAGATCTTTATAAGCAAGAGCTTTGGTTTCGTTTTCTGGTTTGTTTGTTAAACTCTTTGTATAGTTAAAGGTATTATCTCTTAGATGTCGATCAGCATTTTGAAAATCTTTACCAGTTAAAATATTCTTATTTTTAAAAACTAAATTTTCAATATTGGTTTTTAAGAATTTGTTTTCAGCTTCGTCAATTACTAACTCATCAATCTTAGCAAACATCTGATCTTTAAGAGCTTTAGTGTTATTGATTGTTAATTTAGATGTAGAGTCATCTAAAGCTTCTTTAATACTTTTAACAAGGAATAGTTGTTGTTGATCAAATGATAAATTATCTGGTATTTTAGTATTAATCTTTTTTAAGATATCATTATAGACAGAAGTATTATAAGTCTGCTTAGAATTAAGCATTGCATTTTTCGTACCAATAAAAGGAAAGTTAGTAAAAACATCTTCTATTTTTTTAATAAACTCTCCACCTAGGGTTCCAGATGTAGCTTGTCCGGGTGTTAGGTTTACACCTTTTTTAATTAAGTCTTTTGCAGTGTTACCAATTACAGGAGCAACCGCTTGAACCACTGGAGCTACTGCTGTACTAATAGCACCACTAATAACACTGTCTTTAATTACCTTATTAGGATCATCTTTCCATGAAGCATCAGATTTACCAGCACCATAAATAGTACCTAAAATACCTGACTTTAATGCTGTTGAGGCAAATGTCTTACCTACTCCGGCTGAGCCTGTTAATAAAGATCCAACTAATTCACCAACAAAAGCAGTTTTCGGATTATCTTTTTTATATTGAGAAATATCTTTATTTATTTCATTTTTAATATCTTCATAAGATTTGTTTTTTTCAATAAAAGTTCTTACATAGGCTTCTAATTCATCTCCGAAACCCAATGCTGTTCCTTGTCCTAAAACAATTCTTGCTAAATTTACTAATGAGCTTTTTTGTGGTGCATTTCCAGAGGAATATCCACTGTCCATTATTTTACCCATAATTAACTAATCCCCATTATATTTTGATACATCTCATCAGTTACTATTTTAAAAGTTTGATAGCTGTTATCATTTTTGTCCATGTTGTAATAAACATCCCCAACTTTTAAGGTTCCTTCTTTAACCGCACTAATAAAAGAGTCATCATTGTCATAAAATTTATCTGTACCTAAGACATACGCTAATTTATCTTTGTTATTAAATAACTCTTCATCAAACGCTTTGTTCAAAGCTTCCATTGAAAAACCTTCTGGATTTTTTCTTAAAAAGCTATCTGCAAATTCTGCAAACAATATATTTTGTCTAGCGTATGATCCTCTAGCTTTAACAATTAATTTGTTTGAATTTATGTCATTTCCTAATTGGACATTAGATTGACCATATAATTTTTGTTCAAAATCAGATGACGCACCAGATCCAACTGGTCTCATTCTTGGAGTTACATAACTAGCAAAAGATTGAAGCAAGGTTTGCATAGTTACATTTTGAGCTTGTTCTGGTGTTAATAGACCAAGGGATAAGGCATATTGTTTTACTGGTAATAAATACTCTTGTAATCTACCAGTATCTAAATCAGGGTTAGCTAATATCCTGTCCATATTTTCATAAGCATTAGCAAGATCTGAGCTTTGCATTGCAACATCTTGATACTTTTGAACAGTTTTTATATCATTTTCAAATTGTGATAAAAAAATCTTGTCTTCTTTACTATCTCCAAATTTTATAACAGTATCTGATCCGCCTACTTTAGATATTTCGTTTGTGGCTTTATTTCTTTTGTAAAGCTTTCCATCAATATAAACATCTTCAAACATTTGAGGATTTGCTTTCATTCTTTCTGATTCAGCTTTGTATTTTTCTAATTCATAATTTTGATTTGCAACTCCCATGTCATAAGCTAACTTTGATTGATCAGCTTTAGACTTTAGATATGCTTGATAGCCCGGTTGTAGTCTCTCTATAATGGACATCGGTACATTAGAAGATCTCGTGTCAATACCCGCTACAAAAGCTTGGCCCTGAGGAGACACCGCTAAGTTTAATAAATTGTTTTTATAGTTAGGGGGTACATTAGGGTTATTAGCATTATTAGGCATAGGTGTTAAAGAATTTAACAAACCTTTTTCTGTTAAAGCATTAGCACCACTCATATTCGGTTGATTGTTATTAGTATCTAAAATGCTATTTCTCATATTTGGTTGAGAAGAAGGAATAGGAAAATTAAAGAAGTTAGGTTGATTAGATTGAGCTATTTTGGGTTTGCTAAAAGAAATACTATTACCTACAGGGGGTGTAATGTAATAAGGATTGTTGGGTGTGCTTCTAGGCAAATTATCTAAGGTTGCCAAGATTGCATTAATATCTAATTCAGCCATTAAAAGAACCCTCCGAGTAATCCTCCTAGCAATGCTCCAGTACCTGAACCTAGTCCAATAGTTTTTCCTAGATCAGCACCCATTCCAGCACCTTGTAATATGTTAGCACCGGTACTTCTATAGACAGGGTTATTGCTTATTTCTTGTGTTGGAACATTAGAACCTAAAGCTCCTAAGTATTGGTTGAGTTTGAAATATGGTTTTTGTTGTTCGTAATCAAAACGATTAATAGAGTCTTGTAGTTTTGCATACTCTAATTCTTCTTTAGAAGCTCCTACATTAGCAAGAGCTTGTAGATCATTATAATCAGCATCACCTAATCCCGGAGCAACATTTACTGCATCCATCATTCTAGCTCTTTCGTCTTGATAGTTTCCGTAATAAACTTTATTAGCTAGATCCCCTAAAGAGTCCGCTAAGACTTCTTGGTTAGCTCCAGAGCCAAATCGACCCGCTTTAGTAAAATAAGAATTGACATTTGAAGCTACATCTCCCGCCATTTGATTAAAAACAGATTGAGCATAAGGATTAGAAGTAGGTGATAAGTAATCACCAGAAAGAATTTTATTTATTTCAGATTGTGCAGAACCTAATAATGGATTACCCGCTAACGCTCTTTGTTTTGTTAATTCTAAAGCTGTATTTGTTTCAGGTGAAAAATTGACATAAGTAGCATTAGGATAGAAGTTAGGCATATCACTTTGATACAGTGATTGAGCATCATCCATCGCAATATCTAAATAGGGCTTGATATAATCTGATGGTTCGCTTTGTGTTGTTGTTGTTACATTAGTGGGGTTTGATGCTTTTGACATAGTTATAAATCCTTACTTAATAAAATTGCTTTCTCCTCGTAGCCTTTTAATTTTTTAACCCAACCTTTTCGACCAGCGACTTCTAGTTGAGTACAATGATTTTTCTTTGCAAATCTTTCTATTACTTCTTGTATTTCCTCTAGCCAATTATCTAAGTTTGTTCCCCCGGCTAAAACATAGCGTAGGATTTTTGCTTTAGGATATTCAGCTATTTCTGTGACCACTGCACTTTCCACACCTTTATTCCAGCTAATAAAAAGTTGAAATCGGTTTTCTTGCAAACCTCGTTCCACATCTATTATATCATAAGTGCCATCTAAGGCTTTGGTCAGTAGTGGTGCAACCTTAGTCCAAATAAGAAAAATATGTTCTTTTGGAACTTTGGTGCAAACATTATCCGATGATAACATAAGATAAATCTTGATCCGTATTGGCAGAGCTAGGGTGATTAACAGTACATGATCCATTTCCTCTATTAGTAATGTAGAGGCCATTTAAGGCTGTTCTAGCATTAGCGGTTTGAGGCATAAAGAGCAGTACGGAGTTCGCACCTATTCTAGCGTCTGTTAATGTAGTAGTTGAAGCAGATGCAGTTAAAGTAATTTCACCGGTACTGTTTATTTTACCATCCATAACATTGTTAATGGTAATAGCACATTGCCGGGCATGAGCTTTAGTATCTGGATTAGAGAGAGGTACAGTTAAAAACTGATTAGCCATTATCTCTTTCCTTCAGCTCTAGCTTCTACATCTACACCTGATAGTGTGGAAAAATTTCCACTAACATTAATGCGTAATCGATGATAGCGAGAGGTTGCTCGTAATGGACAATCCCCACTATCTTTTACTGAAACAGCACTACCTTCTGTCACTGCATTCATTTGAGATGATCGATAAATGGGAGTAACAGTTACTGTTGTATTCTCTCCATTTGCATCCACTATCGGTCTAGCATTAATTAATGTAGATCTTTTGTTTTCTATTCCTTCAAATTCTGTGGTATCGACAGTAGCGGATAAAGAACTACCTAAGAATTTACCAAATTTTTTATTAGAGCTAAAACCAGCAAGGCCGACAACACCTTCATCATAAAAGAAAGAGTCTAAAGATCGGGGTAAACCATCAAGGTTACCTAATACATCTAATGACTCTAGGGTGTTAAAAGCTTCCTGAGAGGCTGTATTAATAAAATATAAATCTAGTCCAGATCCTGTAGCCCAGCGACCAACAGAATAATTATAAATTAATAATTTATTATTGACTCCGGCTGAACCAGTAGAATTAGATCCTCGATAAGACCAGACAACTATGGAGTTGTTAGGGTCAATCGCACTAAAAACACTTTCTGGTTTAGCAACAAAATCATTAAAAAAGGTGTTATTAATTTTACCTGAACCAATGGGAACTAAATCTTGACCACCTTCTAAAGCATAAAACCCATCTTGAGATAAGAAGTAGATAGTATTACCAAAGGTAGAAATAGATCGAGGAGCGAAGCACCCCACATTTCCAATTTTGTTAAAAGTAAAAATTAATGGAGTTCCTATATACTCCATACGGAATATAGCTTTTTCAAAAAAGATAATTCCAAAACTTTCTGACCCTACAATACCCATTAATCTCCCATGCTCACCGGGAATATCTTGATAGCCGGATTGAGTTGTTTGACTAGGAGTCCAGTCGGAGCTGTCATTTAAAGCTGACCATTTAACTCGTTGAGGATACTCTACGCTTGACTCTTCAGTGTAACCAGCCACCACAAAGTCTCTAACAACAGTTAGATATTTTGCTTTTAATGAAGTTAAATCACTAAATGCAGTATCTGTACCTTCTAAGAATTTTTGGATGTTATCAGCAAAGTTAGTGCCTATAACATTGTCTCCAAATTTAGTAAAGCTCCAGAAGTCTCTTGTTCCTTCTGTGGTCGAATTATTATACCCACCTACTTTAGAGACATCTTGGAAGTCTCCATTGTTATCCATCTGGTACAGTTTAGTTTCATCACCGGCATAGTTAGTAATGCCCGTAGCACCAATAGAGGTAAATAAACCCACTGGGGTTGAAGTCAGAGCTGTATCACTTAACTCCACAAACCCGGGGAAACTTTTGTATCCTTCTTTTAAAGGAATAACATTATCGACTTTTAATGCTCCCGTATTTTGGTAAGTCGGAAGATCTGATTGTAAATCTCCAAATTTTATCATTAGACCACCGCATCAGCCGACATTTGTAAAGTTTGAGAAGCTGTTCGACCATTCTCTGAACTTGTATTCGCAATTCTTAAAGACTCTTTATATAACTTAGCCCAGACATCTAATCTTTCGTCTTGCATTAAGAAGGGTGCAGACTCCGCTAAAGAACCATATAAATATAAATCAGGATAATTAGTAAGAATTGAATTAGTTGTACTACTATCGGATAAGGCAGTTAATTTTTTAAAATAAGCAATCTCTAATGTTTGAGCAGAGTCAGGCTTAACACCCAGATAAATTTTATCACCAATAATAGTAAAGTAAGAAGGCTTACCAGCAGAAACACTTGCATTATAATCTTTGAAAAAATCAAAAGGAGCTTTGTATTGTAATATAGCATACGGACTTGATTGATAGATAATATACTTAGCTTCAATAAATCCTGTAGGCAGAGTATAACCTTGTGTTCCAGAAACTGTTGTAATAGAAGTATCTACTGTTTCCATTTCTCTAACTCGTAGCTCATTATTAATGCGAGACTCGGCCAATGTAATAAAATCCGGGATATAAGAAGTTAGGTCATCTCGGTTTAGATAATTAGCGATTGTTGTTTTTAAGTTAGTGAAATTGGTGATAGCCATTACAGTTTACCTTGGTAAATTCTAAAATTTTTATTGTCAGGGTCGTTTAACCATCGCTTCATGCGTTCTTTGTCTTTAATCGCTCCATTAGGATACATAATTCCTTTTTGAGCTAATTGCTGAACAATGATTAAAGGGATAGTTGCCACTTTATACATTTTGGCATCTTGAAACCCTTTTAGTTTATAAGCTTTGTCGTTAGCATCTTTTTTATTATTACTGATGACTTCAGAAATATCTTGAGAGTCTTCAATGTGAATTTTTTTCTCTCCCTCGTCTAAATGAATTTTAGACTTAATAACCTCTGACCCAGTATCAATGCTTAATTTTTTTGTCATTAGCCTTTGATTGCTTTTGCGATTTCCTTATCGATTGTATCCATGACAGCTAGTCCTTGATTAGCAATTCTCTTCTTGCCCATTTGGAAAAATCTGTCACCACCTTTGGCCATAGAAACTTCTTTTCCATCGCCTTTGGTCATAGTCAAATTGCTTTTACCTTTATGACTACCTCTTTTGTAAATAGATTTTTTAAACATTGTTGCTCCTATATGAAAATGAATGAGGGGGTATAAAACCCCCTCGATAGATAAATAATTATGCAGTCAGATTAAATACGCCGTAGTTGGCATTAGGTGAGTGGGCCACCAATGTCCATTCGCAAAGCAAAAGTCTCTTCTCGTTATCACCAGAAGAAGCTAATTCTTTGGTCTGGAAAGGTCTTAGTGTTCCCATCGCCCAGGTGTCCATCTGTAAGATGTCTACTCTGTTTGCGTTCTGTAGTCTGTTTGGTACGAATGATAATTCGCCAAAGTCTGACACATAGATATCGACAGCACCAATAACTGACATGGATGAAGCATCTCTATAAGCTGTGCTTACGCCTGTGAAAGCAGAAGCTAATTGCTTATGTGATGGAGTCATCATTACTACCTCTGGGTTACCACCTAATTGATAGGCTTTGAGTACACCAGCTTTAAGTAGAGCTTCAGTATAAGTTCTGTTAGTACCACCAGCGATTGCTGTTGCACCAGTACCAGCTGGGTTCGCAGATGGTGTACCACCTACTGAGAAGTTACCAGCAGAAGTTGAAGTACCAGGGATGTTACCACCATACCAGGTTCCTAAAGATGCACTCTCACGAGCAGTTCCTGAAGAACCAGATGCTTTTGCATTTTCAATTCCAACCATAGCTCTTTCAATATCTTTTTTAAGCTCTTTACCAGCTTTAGATAATTGATAAGCAAGTTCAGAACCTTTACCAGCCTGATCGACTGTTTCAATGGTTCCTGATACTGCTACAGCTTTTGCTGAGATTTGTGTTCTGTTGTTAAGTTTTACAGTGGCTGAACGAGATCCAGCTGTGTAGTCGTCACCTTCGACTTGTGCGTTTGCACCAGCGTCTGCGAGAGCATCCACAGACCATTCATGGAGGGTCTGGGGAACGCTGATTTTTCCAATTCCTGACATAAAAGGGGTGTCCGCTGGAGCGATGTTGTAAATAATATCCTCAAACGACTCTTTTATAGAATTGGAATCAAATGATTCAAATGTGTTTGTTGGAACGGCCATTTGATATTTTCCTTTCTATTATATTGCTTTGTGTTTAATCATCTCTTCGAAAACA